AGATCTGTATTTCCGTGTGACGCGAAGGCCATATTGCGCTAACGACTGCACAATAGGGCATCCAGGATATTGGTATAAGAAACTTAAGGCTTTGCATCTCAACAACCCAGACAAATTACATTGCCTAGAATTGCGATATCGGGGATCACACCATGCAAAACCAAGGAGAATCTTCATTGGGTTGGCTATATTAATTTTATCCTCCAAATCAAAAATAATACCACAAAAACTTGCAGTACTTAATTCTGTATGGATCTCAATTTTAATTATTAAACCTAACTCAGCGAAGTCCTTAGAGGTGGGAGGTACTCCTATCATTATAAACAGTCCGTCATCGCCTTCGACGACTCCATCAATTCTCGTACACCCTTTCTGTCCACACAGAAAAAGCATAATCATTAAATTGGCAAAACCATTCCCTAATGAAGTGTTCATTTCTCCACTCATCCTCGTAGCCATACATTTGACAATAAAGTCGCGGAATTGGCATAAATTCTTTTCCGCAAGCACCCAATTACACACATCCATGAACCAGGGTCCCATGGGTAGGTATTGTACCATGAATGCATACATAACAAACTCACAATTTTTCATTAATTCTTTAGTGAACAATGCTTCAAATGAGCTGTAGTCTGTAGCCATGTATATTCCTCCTTCTCTATATAATTTATTATATATATAGTTGGGCCTATCCGCAACAGGGATGTGCTTAATGAATGATGGATGTTGATATACAACTGTTTCTATACATTTGACGATTGGGCCAAATGCAACCTTAAATTCATCCGTTCGTGAATTTATGGCTCTAGCGTGCTTATATTCTAGATAATTCTCCATCTTGCAAAACGACTTGACTTTATGATATTTTTCCGTCAATATCTCTCCACACTCTCTCCACTTATTTAACAAAGCTGTTTTGCGAGAAAGGGGGTAATTTGTAGCTTGCAGCCATGTATCTATACTAACATCGGTATCTGCAGCTAAGGGCACAAGATGTTTCTTGCACCAGCGTTCAGTAAAACGCTTTAACTCACGCAATCGAACTTTATCGGCGGTCGGAGGCTTGGTGATAAACCTCTTCCCTACGCCTGCTCTTATCGTCAATGGGTCTCGGAAATCAGGTCGGGGCAAAATTATACCCGGGACATGACACCCAGCCGAAACTTCCACTATAGTTCTTAATCTTTCTCTGAATCCAAATCTAATAGCACCTATAAAGCTTTTATTTTTGAGTTCAGG